CAATTTTTTCTATTTCTTTTCTTCTTCTACTCTTCTCTCTCTTTCTCTCTTTTTTTCTCTTTTCACTCTATCTCTATCTTTCTGCCTTTATATCTTCTAACGATAATACCTCCCTCCACTTTTTCGGTTATTTTGTCACTTTCATCTTGTTTTAAAGTCGGTTTTTTTCGCGTGATTGGCTTAGTGGCACTAGCAGTAGCTACTGTGACAGAGTTCGGTGATTGCATAATGAATGAATAGATATACTACGTCGGCTGTATATCTATAGAATAACTATCATAACTATTCAATTTATTTACGTATTTACAATTTGATTCCCACTATTGTCTGTCTGTATCGAACCAAGAGGAAGCGATGAATTACTTCGAATACTACCAGAAGGCGACACTGATGGAATTACATCTACATCGATTGAAACAATTTCACTAGTAGTTTGAGCAACTGCATTAGGCTGTGGTGATTGCGATGGATTTAATGACGGCTGAGGCTGAGTCTGAGGCTGAGGCTGAGGCTGAGGCATTATATTGACTCCAGCCAAACCTGTTCCAATGCCTTGTTGCTGTAACTGACTAAGTAAATATAACAATTCTAATTGGCTTGGTTGTTGGGTCTGCACTGGTATCTGCTGTGACTGTGCCTGTGCCTGTGCCTGTGCCTGTGCCTTTGCGATACTGCTATTCGACAATGAGTCCAAAGCCATCAACGTCAATTCTGGTGATTTACGAAGCGACGGTGACACACCTGATTTGTTAGAGTGATTATTTACGGTTGGAATGATTGTTGGTTGAATTGGGTCCACGCTTTCACCATCATCATCTAAACCACCACTTCCATTATTCATCGTCTTTTCATTTAAATTCGAAATAGACGCATTTTGTAATGCTTGTGTCTGTGTTTGCATCTGTTGGTCATATTCAGGATCATGCGACGGAATTGTTGTCTGTTGAAGTTGTGTATTTGCAGGACTTCCTTCAATACTTCCATGACGGCTCGAATACTCGTATTCAAATTCATTATTGTTTGAATTCACGACCACATCCGTTAATCCGTTAACAAAATTGGGCTTCTTCACGCGTTTATACTTACGATACTTTGCGTTATAAACACTAATAATATCATCATCAATCAGCGGTGCAATATCTTGCATGTTTTTGATATCTGTTTTAATAATATTCATCATGTTTTCGGCTGTCATACGTTGGTTTCTGTGTAGTGTTAGTTCCACCTGCATCTTTTTTGAAATTTGAGAGAACTGGAGCGAACAAATACGATGAGATTCGGCACGTTTTGCCAATTGAAAATAGGTATCCACCGATTTTATAATTCCGACAAATACACTTCCAACACCTAATATAATATTCATTTGGTCGTATTGAAGGTCGATACCCGTAATAAATCCAATCGCACTACTCAATATAATCACAGGAATATTAATGTAATTCGACCGCGTATTGTATTTCTCATACGACATACGATGAAGAATTGACAACGACTCGCATTCTTCCGAATTCTCTTTTAATAATCTCTCAAGATTTGTATTATATGTTACAGGTTTCGGAGTATAAGACTCCTTTTTCGCGTTATCCTTCGCTATTTGGTCGGTAGCCATATATACTACTACAATCAATAATCTTTATATATCTACTAACGACATTATAATCCTTTCTAAATAACTGATGAGCTGGAACGTGGAAGAATAATTACAAATATGCCGATTGCTATAAACCATAACAAATAACTAATGTAAAACACGAATTCCACATCAAAAAAGTTCATGATTTGAACAATAATTGCACTGACAAATATCAGCATAATGAAATTGTAAAACTTATTGTCGAATAACCCCATTATAATGAATTTGCGATGACAAATATAAGACGAAACGAATCTATAGTATATACTACAGCGATGAATATTTTATATAATCTTATACTCTGTAAAATCGGGTTCGTATGACGATGGTATATCACTTGTATTCACCTGATAATAGGATAACAACTGAAATTGCCGATAATCGCATACACACCAAACTGGTCGTATCGTTTCTTTCTCGGAGTAAAATCCGTTGTATATCGTATCGTAATTCTCTGGCCATGAATAGTCATAACTATATATACTGTCATATGTCCCGCGACGATATTGTTCTTGTGTTTGTCGGTATTGATTGATTTGTGTTTCGAATATGTTTTTCCGTTCCGTATATTTCTTAACGATACTAACATCATAATCATCGTCTTGAAAAACAGTTTTCATACTTCCAGTAAAAACCGCGTATCTTGATATGCCTCCTTCTGCATTTTTCGCTTGTTTCGTTCCTTTACTTGTATTATGATAACACGCCCAGTAATACGAATGTTTAAGAGTTGTAAAATAGTAAAATGGACCAAACCTGGCGATGATTGGTTCGCGTTTCAAACCATACATAGATGTATTTTCGGCATAACAAAGAGTTGAACCGTAATATAAAATAGACGGGACTTCAATATTTTGAAGGATAGTGCGGGCACGGTTTGTCGTCTGCGAAGTTTCAGTTTCAATTCGCTGTAATACTCCTACCAAAGGATACGCCATGAAAAAATGTATTGCTTCTTCATCAATCGGCAACGTCATGTATTGTTTCTGATTCACAATTTCGGAACTGCAAATCCAATACCAATTATGTGACTTTGTAAGTTCGAGATGTCGAGGAATAACATGTTCTTTTCTGAAATACTTTTCATAAAAAATAAAACATTTATCGGTAACCTCGTCATGAAGGTATCCTTTGAACCGATATTTACTAGTAAATAGGTTATTCATTATTGAATCACATTCTTTTCGTATATGTTTTTTTGAAGTATGTTTATAATATGGTAATTTACAAACCGATTTTTCGTAGTAAAATAAAAATTCAAGAAACGGAAGTATAGATATAGTATTAATGCGATATATCACGAGGTCGAACTCTTTTATTTCAGGGTGTTTTTCTGCGAATTCTTCGATGTCATAATCGAGCTCATTATCCACAAAATGATACTGGTGGTGCAGAGAACCTTCTTTTATTGATGTTCCTAACGTTACAACATAATCATGATTTTGTTGGTCGTTAGAATCATTCGATTCATTCGAGTGATGCGAGTCATTCGAGTCATTCGAGTCAGTGTCAGTGTCAGTGTCAGTGTCATGTGTCTCGGTATCTGTATCCGAATAGTTTGTAATACGTGACCTGGACCTCGGCCTCGACCTCGACCGCGACCTCGACCGTGAACTCGAACGACCTGATTTTGATTCTTCATTCGTTTCATCTTTTTTCTCTGATGCCGTAAAAATATCTCGTAACACTTTTTTCTTACCGGTTGAACCACCATTCATGTAAAACATGTTATAACGTATATAAGAATACTTATAACATATATGTTTATTTGATTTTTGGAATCTTCATTTTTATAGATTCGCGGGTTTTTTCGACACGAGAAGCAAGTAAAAATTCAGTGAGACTATTCGCCTTCTCGACATCATCTTTGTAATACGTTGATAACGCCGACTTCAACTGGCCATTATTTAGGGGTGCACGACTCTTTGTTTTGGAATATACGATACGACCATTCGCAATATCAAAACAGTCAATCTCGTTCTTACGCATAACTTCTAAAAGCGACTTTGACAATTGTTGATGAATCAGTTTGCGTTTTTTTATTTCAGCCGAGAGTGTGCTTATCTCATTTTCAACACGAACCCACTGACGTAAATAGTCCTTTAGTTGTTCTTTGGTTATACTTGGTTGACTAGTAGTTGCTTGAACATCTAGTGCGGATGTGGAAGTTGAAGGAACTAAATCCATGCATATATGTTGCGACGCCGGTGGAACTGATGACTCTGGCTCATTTTGAACTGGAAGAGGATATTGAGACATATCGTTAGATTATATGTATAAATTATAAAAAAATGCATGCTTATTTTCGCGGCCTTTGTGCTAAAAGATATGCCGGTTTTCGGTGGTCGCATTCATCCTTCAAAATATGAAAATCAACAAGTGACGCATTCCCGCCCGTAATCGCACTCGCAAGTCGAGCGTTTCCCCATGATTGCGGGGTTTGATTCGGCCGAGACCCTGATGAATAATATGCACCTTCGCCCTTTTTCACGATATGCCTTAATCCTTTCATCGAACACCCTGTTGCTCTTGATAATTCTCTCGACGGGCGTATTTTATCGACATGATACAGGCTTGATGCTCTCTCGAGATGTTTAGACGGTTTTGTTTTGAATGACCGCATCGCCTTCCGAGTATAATATTTCCCTTGTTTATACAATCTACGTGATTTCGTGAGTTCTTTACGCTGTCTGGTTTTATCACGTTTTGAGAGTGTGTCGGGGAGATAACGCTTTATGAACTGCATGATTTCTGGCTTTGCTTACTTATGTGTATTTCTACAATAATACTCTATTTTATTATAGTAGAGTATTATATACTACGTTCGCTACCATTTACTACTGCCACCGATGCTCAAACGTGTTCGTCTAACCCTCATGGCCGATGTCCATAACAATAACAAGAACGCTTCTTATACCGCTGGTTCCGGTGTGGGGGCTTCTTCTATCGCGGTTCGTCGTGCCAAATTGAAAAACTCGGCACCCCCTGTGGCGTCATTGTGTCGACTTCAGCCAGTGCCGGGCAATTCCCGCGTGAATAATGTTTTTATGAAGATGTAGAAATAGAGACAGAGATTCATTATTATATTATTTTTATTATTATATTTTTATATTTTTATCGATGTCAATTGGGCGTTTTAAATGAGAAAAGGTGTAAAGAAGTATCGAATATTACACAGGATATAATTGTGATACAGTATAATTTTGATATATTTTTATAATGTGTGGTATATACCATGTATTTTGCGTATTGACTGAATATTCAAACTTCCAGTATTTAGAGTCATATGTAGTAGTTGGCCATTCACCTGGTAAATTTATCACATTATCTGGATAAGCAAATTCATCATACTTATGATTGTGTCCTAATATTGACAACACTTGGTTAGCGATATGAACAAAAACGCAGGTAGTAGGATGGTTCTGTGTGAAAAAAAGCTTTCTGGTTCGAATATGTTTTACAATAAAGTCAGTTACTTTCACATCGCATATACTTTCTTTTTCTTTCAAAATTTTAACAGAATTATCAAATCGATTTTCATAATCAAAATCAATTTCGTTATTTGAATACATGCGAAGAACATCATCCAGAGAATAACCTTGTGACTTTAGTTGCTCAATAGGCTCTCGATTTACATATTTATCTATATCTGGATATTCTCCAATATATCCATCAATATTTGCTGGGGGAATTAAACACCACAGCGCAGAATTATAAATGTATGGAAATGATATAGTCTTACACTTCGGCGATAAATAAGACATTATATTATTTTCGATTGTGTTATCCGTTGAATATATTCCATGCCTTTTGTAGATTGGTTGATAAATAAATATATCGGCTTGCTTCAAACAATCAATTGGAATTAGTTTTTTATCCTTGATGAATGAATAATTTTCTAAATGAGTAATATCTACTGGTCCATTTAACGTTTTTTGTAAAAAATAATGTATTCCAGCATATTGGCAGTTTGAATAATAAACAATTTTCATAGAAAAGTCCTTCGCAATTACATATAACATATTTATACAAAGTAAAACAATAAAACATACGCAACGTATAATCATGTATGTACTCTTTCATAATGTGTCTTACAGTAAGCAACATCTGGTATAAGCGTCTTATCAATATAATTTGATGATACTAACGTTTTCGGAATCCACATCGGTTTTCCGCATGGACAGCCTTTCCGCGGGCCTGTTAATAATACGAATGAACACGTTGTTGTCGCCGGATTATGATGCGAAATAATTACGTTTTCTGTATCGTCTGCATCGGCCTTCCCGCGACGAGTTGGCTTTTTCGCTGTAGTAGCAGTGATGGCTTCGGTTTCTAGTTTATTGAAGTGTTTATTACACAACATCATGTCATATTTTTCATTATAAACACAGTTTGTGCGACAGGTCGCAGCCGCACTCGCAGCCGCACTCGCAGTCGTCGTGATATTCTTCGCACGATACTCGCATGACACCGCCGGAAGTGCCAAGTCGGCTGGACTGTTTACATACTTGATTTTACTTACATCCGAATATGGATAATATGGAAGAATATTCGGTGTAATCGCGCGACAGTAAGGACACTTCATTTCGTTATATGATATCTTTGTCGTCTCCAAATTATATGAAGTATTATACAATACGGTGCTTACATTCGTCGATACACTTGAATCAGGTGTATTTTTTACATACATAGTAACCAACTTAGATGATACATTTTTAGGCAACATCGAGCATTTTTGAAACACGACTTCTTTGAAAAGAGGCACGTAATTGAATTTATGGCCGCATTTTAATGTAATATGGTCTTTTCGTAATTTTTCATCCGTAATTAAACATCTCTCGAGAGGTTCATCTTGGATTTCGAGAAATACCGTCGCTGACGCTGCGTGTTCATTAGCGGGCTTCGTTGTTGTTGTTATACCTTTCAACTCTTTAAAAAAATCGATATTTCCTTCGATTTCGTAAATAACGTGAGGGTTCATTTCAGTAGGCATTGTCGTAGTTGTTTATGAATATAACATCGTCATTTTTTTATATTCATATATTTCATATCATCGAAAAGAAAAAGTATAAAAGTAATAATGGTTTCAAAAAGCGTTTGGGGTCCAAGTGTCTGGTATTTATTTCATACGCTGGCATACAAGGCAATACCTGAAAATTTCTCCGAAATAAAGAACGACGTTATCCAATATATACAGCGGATTTGTGCCAATCTACCGTGCCCAGAATGTACGCAACATGCGACTGAATATATGAAACAACACGCACGGGTTCTCTCCGCGATAATGACAAAAGACCAGCTCCATTATTTCCTCGTAGATTTCCATAATGCGGTGAATGTGCGAAAGCAAAAAGCGAAATTCACATATGAAGAAGCCAATCAGAAATACGCCCGGGCAAAAACGGGGGATGTCGTTCAGTATTTTTTCAAGATTTACGGCGAGCGAACAAACGGAGGCAATCTGAAAATGTTCGTGAATGGATTTCAAAAACAACTGTTGCTATCTGAATTTTCAGGATGGATTGTTCGAAATTACACTAAATTTCATCCGTGAATTACAGGTTTATAGGTCCTGTATCACCTGCCCATTCTTATAGACAGAGCATTTGAAAGTCTGGTTTTGTGGCCGCTTACAAACCACGTTATTGCTAGTGAGGTCGTTGAAAAACAGCAGGCTCGTCATATTGGTGAATTTAAAAAGAAAATACCATACCGCACCCAGGGTTATGCCGACAATACCGCCGATAGTAATACCTCGTGGCACCGTGCAAAAATATTGGAGTTTCACATAAGCATCGACCACGAATATACTCACGATGGTTCCAATCATCCATAAATTGATTTGGTTATTCGTCAGCATCGGCAATAATAAATACATCAAAGTAAATCCAATAAACATACTATTGTAATTGGGAACGTTGTATCGATTCGGTATAAAAGGAACTTCCATTAAATTACAAATGGGGCCTTCGTTGTCTAGTGGCTCACTTCCGATCAGCCCACTTATAGCATAATTTATCACCGACGCAATAAGAACGCCACCTAGATATATTATTCCTTTAATATTCTGGTTGAATACAGAAACGAGAACCAGAAACGTTCCTAAAAAGAAGGGGGCGAATATACTGAATACCTGAACAATATTTGAAAATGTAAGTTGTAGTGTCATTTTACTATCGTTATATAATCATAGTATTTTAATATGAAAACAATTGATATAGAAAGAAGACGCGTTATAATATAGTATCTGCGTAACGGCGTAACGACGTAAAATGGGCATTCCAAGTTACTTTTCAAATATTGTAAAACGACACAAGTCAATTATTAAACGGTTGACGGGGTTGCCGCAGATCCATAATCTATACATGGACGCGAATGGACTTATCTACGACGCGGTTCGTATAGCGGGGTCGAACCGCGGTATATCCAACGACGAATATGAGTCTCTTATTCTAGATACCGTTTGTAACAAAATCGACGAGTATTTTACCATGTTTCGTCCATCAAATAAAATCATGATTGCGTTTGACGGAGTAGCACCCGTTGCTAAACTGAATCAGCAACGCGAACGTCGGTATAAGTCGTGGTTCACTTCAGTAGTGGAACATACGATTACTCAGAAGAATGCGTTGATTGACCCCATGGCTGCGGCGGTGGCGGTGGCGGGGGCGACGGTTACAACAGCACCGGTCTCGGGAAAAGCATGGAATACATCGGCGATTACACCCGGCACTGCATTTATGACAAAACTGAATCGCCGTATGCGCGATTATTGCGAATTGAAGGCACGGGTTATTGGAAATGATGTCGAATACGTGTATTCTGGAAGTGACATTGCAGGAGAGGGTGAACATAAAATATTCGAATATATACGCGAAAATGCGAAGTATCATATGGATACCGTAACACTCATCTATGGTTTGGATGCCGACTTGATTATGTTATGTTTGAACCATCTGCATATATCTCAGAGCATATATTTGTATCGTGATACGCCGGAGTTTATCCAGTCATTAGACAGCACATTATCGAGCAGCGACCATTATTATCTGGATATTCCTGAATTTGCGTGTTCGTTGGAAGAAATGATGCGCGAAACGACGACGACGACGACGACGGGGGGTAGCGGTGGGGCTGAAGGTATACCTAAACATAAAACACCATACATTTCAGATACGACGATGTCGACGAAGAAGCAACAACATGACCCCGCTGTAAAAATAACACCGGAGGTCATTTCAGCCATAGATGATTATATCGTGATGACATTCATGCTGGGCAATGATTTCATGCCACATTTCCCTTCTTTGAACCTACGAACCAACGGTATGACTGTATTACTTCAGACGTATGCGAATATGTTCAAAGGAAGTAAAGACTATCTTGTCACGCGTGTCTCTGGACAACCTATAATCGTATGGAAAAATATGCGGGCATTTATCGGGGTATTGGCAGAGACTGAACATAACCGGTTTATGAACGAACATAAAACGCGTGACCGGCAAAGTAAGGTGAAATACAGTGGCGGCACTGGCGGTAACGGATGGTCTAGTGATGGAAATAAGCGTGGCGGTGCGAGTGATAAACCGCCATCATCGACAACTGTCGTATCATCGGCATCAGCCCCTGTAGCAGTAGATATTCGTGAACTTACGAAAATCGCATGTAGTCGCGTGGTCCAATTGGTTGGAAACATCGAACGCTGCCATTCTTTAAACGAGTTCATGACCATCCCGCTTCAAGAACGGGCAGCCGAGAGATATATCGACCCATTTCGAGAGAATTGGGAGTTTCGTTACTACGACGCATTATTCGGAATCGATATTTATGCGAAAGATCGGAACAGCGGGAGTAGTATCAATCGTGTTCAAATGATTTGTGTCAATTATATCGAAGGGTTAGAATGGACCATGCGATACTATTCAACTGGTTGCGTCTCGTGGCGATGGACATACAAATATCCTTATGCTCCGCTTCTGGTTGATTTGATGCGTTATATGCCGCATTTAGATACCGCGTTGTTTCCGGATGTCGGCGGCAGCGGAGGCGTAGTAAAGAACCCAGTGCGTGACCTTGTTCAGCTGTGTTATGTTCTGCCTATGGCATCGCATGGACTCCTGCCTGCGGCGATTGCGGAAAAGTTGAAGCGGTCGTATTCGCATTATTACTGCGATAAACTCGATTTTAAGTGGTCGTATTGTAAGTATTTCTGGGAGGCACATACCGAGTTGCCGCATATCAGGATTTCCGAATTGGAGCGGGTGGTGGCACACGTAGCATGATTCGCTTCATGATACTCATATCATATATACTTGGTGTATTTGTAATAATAGTGATATGAGTGCGGACATTTTCATATTATGATATTATAGCATCATATAATATAATGATTGAATACTTGCCGTTACTTACATCAGGTGGATATATACTATATGTTATTACAACGGACCTTATAACATACATAAAGGGAGAATAATTATACACAATATAACAACGTTAGAATGATTGTCCCTATTGGTGTGGATTGTGGAATAGCAGATTTTATAAAAAAACATAAATTACGAAGTTTTTCTTTTCCATTTGACTGGACTGTTGCATATAACGGTGTATCTTCATGTATAAATGACGATTTCAAATCATTTACGGAACCATTAGATAATCAAATAAATACGTATGATATGTATTTTCACCATGACTTTATTCATCCTCATTTATTACAAAAAGATAAAGAAAAGTATGTTCGCAGATACAACCGAATGATGGATATATTTACGGCATCGACCGAAGAAATTATATTTGTTAGAAAAGGGCACGCACCGCATCATCACCAAGAGCATGATGGAAAATATACGAATATTACAAGTGACCTTGAGGATGCTGAAAAATTAGATGTTGTTCTTCAAACGAAATATCCGAACTTAAAATACAAAATAATTGTAATATTGGTATGCGGTGATTGTTTTCAATCAAGTCAAGAATATACGAGCAGCTCGAGCCGTATTGAGATATACAATATTGCGTCGGCTAAGGTGGATGATGACCGGTTCGATAAACTTTGCCGAACTATTTTCAAGGTGTAGTGATATCATTCATCACCGCATCCACGCTTTCCAGTGCACCCTCTACCCATCCTTGATGTCGGCTCACCACCTCTCCGACGACCACCATTCCAGGCATCGGATGTTGTGCCTTTCGAATAAAGTCAGGTCGGAACTTATATTCAGTTCTATGGATTGGTGTATAGTAATGTGTTCCATCATTCCAATAATAATCTCGAATCGCCGTTATATTCAGCGGCGATTCATGATTCGGTATTCCAAGTGCATGCGTTATCCACTTTGAATACATTTCGCGAGCTGATGGCGTATTTTGAAGTGCACCCTTCAATTTCAGGGCCTTCGCATGTTGATTATCCGTATAAGCCACCATATATACTCCTTTATTCGGGTCCATCGGTATCAATTTTTGAAGTGGACCTTTTACAACGGTGAATGCCTGAACATACTTTTTCATGATTTCAGTGCTTGCACGGTCAAACTTCGCATAAACAATAAGAAATGGTTGACCTTTGATATGGTGGTATATACTTGTTGGCGATGACGCACCTGGAACGATTTGTCGGATCCCCTGTATCGTAGTCGCAACGATGACTTTATTCGCGTGGTATGTTTTACCGGCGGCGGTCGTAATTTCAAATCGATACTTTCTCTCGATGTCTGTGCCGCCTTTTCGCGGTTCTACTTTAACCACCTCTGTCGAAAATCTAAAGTGGGGTGCACCGCCAATTCGCTCATACAATCTCTCGATAAGGTCGCTCCAGGGAATGTGAAGTGCTGTCCAGCCACTACTCACATTATCATCCATTCCGTAATGATATAATGTCTCGCATATATCAGCGTCTTCGAAGTCGGTATAACCAGTAGTAATGACGAAATCTTTGTATATTTCGACACCGAGTATATCTATAAAAAATTGCTTGAATGTTTTATCTTGATGTTGTTTATTATATGCGTCTTTCAATTCTCGAATAATACCCATGATATCGACGGGTTGAAAAGCAGTCGATGACGCTCCATAATTTCGTGTGGATTTGAATTCTGAATAAGGTGTCTTGGTGTCTTTGAGTAGTTGTATAAGCACGTGGTCTTTGTTTTTACGGCCAACACCAGCTCCGACGACGACGTCGGCACCATAAAATGTTTCATTGCCGGCACGACCGCCCATCCATTTTTTAGGGGTTTTCTCTAAAATGAGGAATGTCGTATTCGCGGGTGCGAGGCGTTTGATTTGATATCCCGCGTATAAACCGGCGATGCCGCTTCCAATGATAATAATATCAACGCAGTTGTTGTTCATATTATTATAGGGGGGTTTTATTTTATTGGTAATATAATTGTTTATTCTACTAAGGTATTACGTTCGATTACCGTTTCTTTGGCAATGTTCTTAACAACTTTAGTTATGTTATCATCATCACCATCTTGTGCATGTCTCGATAATTTCATATAAACGTCATTCGCACGACTATCGCTATTCTCGCATTCTGGGTGTTGCTTAGCCCATTCATTAATCAGGTTGATATTCTTGTGTTCGACTGTTCTGACGGCATCAATCATCTTCTGAGAGTTTATGTCTTCGCGTTCCCATTTGTCATGTTCCTTGACGTACAAAATTTCGCGTTTACGGTCAGTACAATGAATCGGCCGTTTATGAATATCAGTGTTTTTAAGGTTATCAATAAATATATTTGATATGCCTTTTACATAGCCATATCGCCCGACATTCTCCATATCTTCCGTCGATAGCTCAATCGAATTCACGAATTCTTTCATGTTCATCGCATCTTTACACTTTTCATTCAGAAATAGGTTGATACTGAAGTGGTTATTATCCCCTTTATGATTATATATGTTGTTCGTAACAGAGGCCGCATTATTTTTACATATTTCTAATACTTTTTCAGCTGTTGTTTGATGGGTTGCTATCAACTCTTGATTAGTCTTAATTATTTCGGTTGTATTTTTTGTTAGTTCGCTATTTGATTTAACAACTTCGTTGTTTGATTTCACAAGTTCATTGTTAGATTTCACAAATTCCATAATAATATGCGTGAGATTATTGATATCGTTTAACGTTTTATTATTGGATATTATGTTATTTTCTTTACTAAATTGAATATACTTTATACAACAACGCAAATGACGTGATAGTCCGGATTTATATCTATATGTCATATTACATGCTTCGCACTTATGAGACTGTATATCTGGTATATTATTTACAATAAAATTGAATTGTTCATTTACATCATCATTATTATGTACGGGGTCATTATGTTCAGGGTGTGTATTCAAATTTTTTAAGTGTTTTACCGTTTGTACATGACGCGTATAATCCTTCTTATTTACTGTAATAAAATTACATATATCACAACGATACATTTTGTTGTATATGTAATTAGAAAATGTTTATTATGATTTTGTTGAATAATATATAACTAATAACATCCACATACCCATCATTCCTGATCTATTACACAAATGTTTATAATCATATAAGTTACCATTACCCATGACGGTTATTCCTGCAGAGGGGTTTTTTCAGTTATCATCGTTAAAAATGTCCATTTTTGGACGTTGATGTCGCTTACCAAGCGGTTGATACAAAAATGTTCAGTCACAATATTTTCAGTCAAAAAACACGTTTTGTGAGCATGTCAGTAACAAGTGGATTTTTACATGTTTTTTCAAAAGTCTCGGCCGCTATAGCCAAAATGGACATTCTTGAAAATGTCCATTTTTTGGGGTTTTTTTGAAGGCAATGCCTTACTGATAGTTAATATATTTGCACACATTATACATACACCACATGATATATGGTCTTGGGAGATTATAGTTATCTACCGTTATCATAGGTTTATGACGTATATTCATTTTCACATTTTCAAACCGAATATTTTCGGCCAATAACCAACAATTCCATTCCATTAGGTTCTTCATGATAGGTAGATTTTTATATTTTTTCACATTTTCAAACCGAATATTTTCGGCCAATAACCAACAATTCAGACTTTCGCCGTTCTTCCAGAACCCGCCATTTTGTATTACACCGTTCTGTATGTATTTTATTGTTGGATAAAGTCACAGACTTGGGATTTTATCCAAATTTAATTTTGATACTTACGTCGAATATCTCTCGCCACGAGATTCATGAAAAGGATGCGTCAGTGCTGGGAGATTGACAAAGCGTATCACATGAAAAAGACGCGCTAATATTTTCTAGATTTACGTCCTCGTTTGGTATGTTTATGCTTATTATGTCTAGTTCTCTTAGAACCTCTGTGTTTTGAACCACGCTTCGACTTATGTTGTTTTTTATGTAAAGAACGACGTTTCCCGCCTAATGTTACTACTGACTGTTCTGCTGGTTGTCCTGCTGGTTGTTCTATTGGTTGTTCTACTGGTGAATCAACATACGCAAGTTGCAAATATCCGTCTTTATTAAAAACTACTCTTTTGTTACCATATTTAAGGAAATAAGAACCGTTTTCTTCTTGATATAAAGGTGTTTCCTCAAATGTTAATGGTTTATACATATCTTCGTATTTGTCAACTTTTCCTTCTCGTGTTTCTCCCAACTGAACTGGTTCAATTTTTGATTGAACACCATTTGGGTCGAAAATAATCATCGTTCCAATAGCGGTATTTTCACCAACTTCTTCTACTTTCCGATTTCCATTACTTGTATCATTTGAAATGAAAATAATATCTGGTATGTCTTCTCTCCGATAAATAACAGGAATCGGAAAACAAATAGGTTTATGACCGTAAGAAACGTGAGTAATACCCGATTCTTTTAATGTCCTTTGTAATTCAGTTACATTGTATGTTGAGGATGCGGGAACAGTGGTAGGTCCTTTACAACCATCTTGGCTACAAGACTGTATCAATGATTTATATTTGGCATCAAATTTGTCAGGTTTCAGACCGAGTGCTTGAAGAAGAACGAATTTCCATGTAAACTTAGAAATTTTCTCGCTTTTTGGTTCCGGTGTTAATTCGGACAACACATCTTGTAATAATTTGTTGTAAGCGTTAACAGAATCTAAAACATTTGTAGCTGATGTCGAAACTGTCGAATCTGATAATTTCTTACGAAATTGTTCTAATATGACTGAATATTTATTGTAAATACTACCGCGATTTATTTCTTTCACATCATTCTCAAATGAATCAATGTAATTTTCGTTGAAAAATGCTTCTGAATCAAAACCTCCTCCATGAGCAAGGAGCACTTTTCCATTAAAGACATGTGCTATCTTACATTTTTTAAAAAAATCTAATAAATTAAGAGGAGGAATATCTAATGAAGGTATGGGTTCTTCTCTAGTTAAAGGAATACCAAGTGCAGATTTAAGATAACTAAGTGCGGTAGCATCGTCAGCTGTTTGTATTTTATCATATGGCATAAACGAATATAATCCGGTCATTTTTCCATTTTCTTCTTTACCAGCACCCATAGATGTTTTTAATGTATGTTTTACAAGGTCAATACCTCTTAAACTAGAAAATCCCTTCCCATCACGGCCTAATCCATTATAATAATTCCCCCACTCATACCAGCTGTTTTTTTCATCCAAAACATCAACATTATATTGTAACTCAAAACAAAACCGCAATTTATTAACATCACGATTACCCAATATTACATGCACGCGACCATCAAAACCATCAAGTAACATATTCATTCCTTGTATTGAATCATAAACACGCATTCCTTGGTCAAAGTAATCACCTAGAAATGCAACATCTAAGTTCTGATCATCATTTAACATATTAGCGATTTTATCATAAAATGGTTTACTACAAAGAAAAATTGATTGTTTACCAGGACTAGCCTGACACCCCTCTATGTCCGAAAACATGATAATCTTAGGTATCGCAACTGAAATTTTACAGACTTTGATTTCACCTTCCTGATTCAAAACTTCAAACGAGTCGATTTGCCCATTCTTAGGTTCAACAGCGGAATCACCGGTAATAGTAATCGGTCCCATTCCTCTCGGGATATTCTTGTTAAAATGTTCAACAACATTATCATCTACAAAATTTGGGTTTATTTTCAGGGGTGGTATTACTTCGGCAAATCGTGTTCCTTGCATTGAATAGACAAACTTAACCGCAATATCTGTGTATTCTTTTGAATAGACGTTGTTCCAAAGAGCGATACCTTGAAGAAGGCTATGCATGACACACACATTTCCAACAAGACCGCAAACAGTAATTGTTATGTTTGTTTTTTTCTCTTTTCTTGCGGTTGTTAGTATCCATTCCCATAGACCAGTTGAATTTTCTTTACTAGGCGGAATGTTTACCTTAAGTGTATTATTTGGGTCATACGGGGTAGCTGGTTTATACTGTATGTGATAGTTGAACGCCGAGTATGCTTCTTTGTCACATCGTTCTCCTTTTGTGAGTGATATATATTGTTTTCCTTCAATCGTTATTGGTTCACCATATGTTATTTGACGTTGTTCATCAGATTTGTCAATGACTTTAAGTTCTGCACCAGACTCCAACGTAGTATCATCAAGTCCTATTTTATTATTGCCTTGAGAATTGCCCTTCACCAACTGCTTAACCGGTTCTCTAAATGTATCACTTGTAAAAAACATATACGATAATTGAGTTCCAACAACCTCTAAATATTGTTCATCGTTCGCTTCGATACCTTCTTCAGCAATTTGTCCGGTTGTAGTATCAACAACCCTATTAGCAATCACAGGGTCAATCGCAGGGTCTTGTGTTTCGATTGCATCTCCTTCGATGCGACTTTTACATTTAAGAGTTTTGTTTCGACAGTGTTTCGGCCATATACCTTTAGCTGGATCAATATTTCGTGATTCATAACCTTCAAGGGAGATATGGTTGATAGGATGAAAATCTCTCGAAAATACGACATGCGTCTTGTCTTTAACCAATGTATTTAATTCCTTAACAATATCGTTCGATGCTTGTTCCCCTGCGTTCAAAAAAGTTCCGCCCTTATCCATTCCCCCAGAATGAAACATAAAACAGTTCTGAACATCAATTACAACCAAGACATTCATATTCGCGTCACTCATTTATATATATATTATGTATTTTTTTCTATTACATAATACTTGTTGTCGTGCATGCGTATATCTACGTCCGGCGCCCTTTTTTCCGGTAATTACGGACTCCGCCTACACCGCCAGAAGCTAAACTGTTCGGTTTGTAATAAAAACGATTATTATCCGTGAATAATGCGCGATTCCCGAACATTACTGGAAGATACCATGACGGAACCGCCGTGGGTGGAGGTGGTGGTGACGAAAATGTAGGCACAATCGCAAACGTTCCGGCCGTGCTGGTAATCGTGCTTCCAAGACTTCCTGAATCACCGGTCGCGGTAAGCAATAATACGGTGTTGCCGGTATTTGATACCATCGAGGTGCTGACTGTGAAATCGGCCGTATATTTTGCAACACCCTTGATGTAATGAAAATAATACATGTATCCACCAAACGCGGCACTTGGAGTAAGTGTGCTCTCGTTGCCAATCAACAGATTTTCAGAATTCGTATAATTATGTGTATCCGCCAAAGGTGTTCCAAACGAGACGCCATTCATATAGAATGTAGTTGTTCCACCAGTCCTACAAATCGCAAAATGAACCCATTTGTTTTTATACTGACTCGATGTAAGACTGGCAACAAGATAAGGAGAATTATTTCGCCAATAATAGAACCTACCGCCTTCAATCGAAACACCGATGCTCACCGTGTTCGCAGTATATGTTCCCTTCTGGAAGATTCGCGGAAACGAATTCATGTCAGTTTGATACTGAAACCATTCCACAGTGAAATCTTGCGTCTCGAAATTAAGAGCGGCCGCCGCTGGGATACTAATATAAGAAGTTGTATTTCCGGCAAAAGATAAACTAGACATCAGACAGTTCTATATACTATAGTAATATTATTCATACATTTCGTATTGTTCCGAATAACCTATCCATAAAATAGTTCATACCGTAATTACAGTTAAACATTCGATGATGATTTTGATGAAATCCGTCTCTTGTTCCGGTATGAGAAGAAACAATCGTATTTATTGTCGCAATTGTTCCAATCAAATAAATATGAAAAACCGAAAAGCGAATAAAATAATGTAGTAAAAAAATAGAACCAAAGTTGGTTATTATTGCGTCAAGTGGATGAGCATATAACGCAAAGATTCCAATAACTTCACTATTTTCATGATGAATTTTATGATATTTGTATAAATGTTTACTGTGAATGATATAATGTATTGTATAAAACCAGACTTCTCCAAAAACGATCTGTGATAAAATATATAAACTTTCGGATAATATGGAATGGTAGTTATCAATCGGCGGAACAAGATACAAAATATACCATAATGATAATGGTTGAAATATAAATACATTCAAAAAGAGATTTTCAATATGATGAATTTTTAATTTCTCCGCATATAGTTCTTTATTTTTAGTATAGTCATAATAACTTGCGATAATATACAACCAAGAACTATAAAAAGGAACAATAAACAAATGCATTATTGCGTTTTATAATATAAATAACTAATGTTTATATTATACATAATTGTATTTACTCAAGTCGTTGTATCGTTCCGCCAATGTCTCTCACCCCCGTCGAACTCACCCGCGAATCATTCAAAGGGTTGCTCGAATTCAATTCAAAACAACGCAAACACACCATCCTGAAACTTACCGCAGATTGGTGTCGTCCATGTAAGTTAATCAAAGAACTCGCAACCCAGCAAGTCGCAAATCTCTCGGCGAATGGACGCTCCATCGAGTGCTACGAAGTGAATGTGGATGATTCCCTCGATTTTTACGCATTCATGAAACAGAAGAAAATGGTGAATGGTATTCCAGTATTCCTATTTTATAAAGCCAACAATACCGATTTCATCCCTGATGATTCAGTGACTGGTGCGAATCCACCGGATATCATCGCTTTTTTCGAGAGATGCGCCAAGGTCTAGCGTATCCGCCGCCACTGCCACCGCCGCCAATACCACCGTGTTCATGTTATTTACTGTATTACGTAGAAGTAAATAACATAAAATCATGACTATATAATAAGTATTTGAATAACCATGGAATCTCTCGATCTCAATATTGACAATTACAACCTTCCGGATATTCTTTCGTTATTCAACGTGCCAACCCTATTTAACGCGGAAGACCTCAAACGTGCCAAACTGGCCGTTCTGAAAACGCATCCAGATAAGAGCCAGCTTCCAAAAGAATATTTTATCTTTTTCACGAAGGCCTATCGTATTCTACATCAAATCTATACAATCCGAAATCCAGTCATCGATGAGCATTATACACAACGGGTCGACCGAACACCACGCACATCGGCCGTGCCGTCAGTACCCTCGGGCCCGGGTCTAAAGTGTGTCGATAAAGATACACTCCGTGAGCCATATATGTCGGTGGACGGGGCGGAGGCGGCTGCGGCGGCGAAATCAGTCGTAGATTATGGACGTATGATGCGAAGAGAAGGATACCAACCGGCGGCCAACGATGAGTATTCACAAGCAACACATGAGAGAATGAAACGACGACTAGACGAGATGATGACGGGTAGCGGCACCACCATGACCGAGAAAGGCACGAAAGTAAGCGAGTTTAATCGTTGGTTCAACGAAAAATTCGAACAATATCGGCTAAAAGATGATGAACTCGAGACGGGATATGAACACTGGTTTCGTAATGGACAAACCGATGCTGATGCTGAAAACGACGACACACACGACACCGCCGACGGCACCAACTGGGCGGATAAAGTCGCCGTTCTCAATCAACGCAAGCAAGAACTGCGGAATAAATACGCACTTGTCGAGAGAAAAGAACTGGAATACGCAGGCAACATTGGCGGCGGAACGTCGACATACGACCTGACAAGAGAACGACCTCAAGAATACTCGAGCGGGATATTCGACAGCCTGAAATACGAAGACTTGAAGAAGGCACACACCGAAACGGTGATTCCAGTAACCGAAGAGGACTACTATAAAACCCGTAGATTCAATACCGTGAATGAACTACAGACATTTAGAGACCAGTCGCGCCGAGATTTATATAGCCAAACGAACCCAGCGGAGCAACGGCAAATCTACGAGCAGTCGCGGGTGCGTCAAGAAGAGGAAGATACACGCCGTGCTTTCATTTTAGCCAAACAAGATGAAATCTCTCGCGATATTCATAAGAAATTATACTCGGATATATTTCGGTTGGAGAATTGAATGTTATATTTATTCTCTCAGATATATAATAGACCGTAATTCCAAATACACCGTCATACATATAATCATACATACACACCGCCCACCCGATGCTTGAAAACAAAGTCATAAAACTGGCAATTGCCTACCTCCTTATTATGTTGATTGGTTTCATTTATAACAAATATAAGAAAACAATCGAAGTAAAAGAACAATACGATGATGGACAACTCATTGAGAAGTATCTACTCAACGACAGCAGTATCACGAAGAATAACAAACCGATTCTGTGGGTTCATATTGAATTCGACAAAAACGCACGGTCATGGGATAGTTTTGGTTCAAGAACGAGTGATAATCTGAACCAACCGTATCAATATCTCACGATTCGTAATATAATCGAGCACTGTGGCGAGAGCTTCAACGTATGTCTCATCGACGATGACGCATTCGTGAAGATTATACCAGAATGGCGCACACGTGTCGAACATCTTCCGCGTCCACTTCGCACACATGTCCGCGACCTCGCACTTGCCACGATTCTACATATCTACGGCGGGTTCCTGATTCCGAGCTCCTTTATATGCTTCCATGACTTACGTTCGCTCTATGATGCACATCTTGGCACCGCAAATGTAGTCATGGGCGAACTCCGGACGACATCATCACTCGCTGCGGAAAAACAATACTCACCATCAACGAAGATGATGGGCTGTAAAAAATTCGACCCAGTGATGAAAGAATACATGGAATTCTTGATGGATATTAACAGTCGCGACCAGACACACGAAATGGATTTCACTGGAGAAACGACGCGATGGTGGTGTGCGAAACAAGCGGCGTCACCGAAGGCGGTTAGTCTGATTCCTGCGGAAGAACTGGGTGTAAAAACCACGACGAACAAACCTGTTCTCCTCGAAGAACTCATGGCGGATATTGACGTCCCACTCTCGCCGACTACCGCTGGCATTTATATCCCAGAACAGGAAATATTGAGGCGAAGCAAGTTTCAGTGGTTCGCACGTCTCTCACCGAAACAAGTGCTCGAATCAAACACACTGGTGGGGAAGTATCTTCTAATAAAAGCATCGGGATGCTAACACCGCCACTCCCCCCTATCCACTCCACGCCGCCACTCCACGCTGCCACTCCCCCCCTATCCACTCCACGCCGCCACTCCACGCTGCCACTCCCCCCTATCCACTCCACGCCGCCACTCCCCCCTCTCCACTCCACGCCGCCGCTCCACGCCGCCACGTCGCGTCGGTTCTAGCACGGGTTGTCGCCCTGCGTCGTGTGGGGGCGCAACCCCAAGCGCAACCCCAAGCGCAACCCCACGAGATTATTGGTAAAGAGTGCCAATTCAATATCATGCTCATGTATGTTATGGAATATCGTAATGTATTTACAAACCAATGAGGTAATACGATATTTGATGTCTTCACTAAACAACGACGTCATTTTGACAAATAAGAAATAGTTATTCAGAATATCTAATACGGAATACCCTTCATCATTCAGTAGAAATAATATATGATTCGCATTACGGACTCGTGTATTCACATCAAGTGCGTCATTCAAAATAATCTGGGTGTATTCTTCGAAACGATGAAACCCGATATTAGAACATATTTTGTTCGCAAGGTCAATGGTAATCTCTCGACCAATCAATTTCGTTTTCTCCAGATAATTGATGAGTGTGCGTACCGAACCATTTGAAACACGGAGTAAGAAATCCTCTGCCTCACCCGTAATTATCAAACATTCATTCATTTTTATCTTTAGCATAATTTTATGCAAGCAAGACCGATTGAGTTGATTTATTTTCACGATAATATTACGTGTCTGGAAGGTATCCACTACTTTCTGAATATTAGTGCATGACGAAATAAAATGAACATTGTGACTGTATTTATCGATACAATTCCGGAAGACTTGCTGCCCTTGTTCGTTAATAAGGTCAATGTCGTCAAGGAGCACGATTTTCTTTTTCCCAGGTATCATCGTCATCGTTTGACAGAACACTTTCACATCATTTCGGTAGTATTGAATCCCCTGTTCTTTAAGAGTATTAAGAACCAGAATATTTTCTTTGATTGTGGTATTACTACACCCCGATTTTTTGTAATATTCACGAATCATCGCATTAATAATCGACGTTTTACCTGACCCAGATTCACCATAAAACATGATGTTCAGGTTATCCATTTCAATGAGACTATTGATGATGGTGACCGTATTTTCGTCCAATTGTTCAAAATCCGATATTTTTGATGGCTGATACTTTGCGATAAATGGAATATCTGGAGATAGATGATAATTCATTGTATGTGCGTCTCACTAAAGTATAATAAATATAATGTTTAAGTAATAACAATATCCATCGCGAATATCATGTTCTTTAATTTTCCATTTGGCGGCGGGTCAGCGGGGCATAATGGCCACGGATTTGGTCCCGAAATGTTCTTTGAGTCCGACGGCTTCCCCCCTCAAATGAACTCTGACAGCATCGACAAAGATAAGGATTATTATAAAATTTTAGGCGTAGATGAAAAAGCAAACGATGATGAACTTAAGAAAGCGTATCGAAAAATGTCGATGATTCATCATCCCGACAAAAATGGAAATACGGATGAAAGTAAGCAGAAATTCCAAGAATTGAATAACGCGTATGAATTGTTATCTGATGTGAACAAACGACGAACCTATGATATGATGCGTAAAGGAGGTGGCGGCGGCATGCCGAACGTATTCAATTTCGGCGGTGCGGCGGGTATGCCACCCGGTATGCCACCCGGTATGCCACCCGGTATCCCAGAAGAACTCCTTCATATGTTATTTGGAAGTGCAGCGGGTGGGCACGGGCCTGGGATGGGACCCAAGGTTGTATTTCAAACATTCCATAACGGGCGTATGAATGGAGGATTCACGCATCATGCACAGCAGCAGCAGCAACAACAGCATCAGCAATCACCCCCCAACATTCGCGTATATCAAGTTCCTGACACAATCATAAAAACTGTATCACTTACGCTTGAGCAGTGTTACAATGGTTGTTCTATTCCACTCGAGATTGACAGACAAGTGCCAGATAACGACATCATCAAGATAGAGCGCGAGACGATTCACGCACAAATACCGAAGGGCGTGCTTCAAGGGGATACAATTATATTAAACGATTGCGGTCATATGAATGAAGCGGGTATGAAAGGCGACATCCGTATTGTAATCAATGTCCTCCAACATCCTCTATTCAAGGTGGAACATCTCGACCTAACCATCGAAAAAACAATACCACTCAAGGCGGCCTTATGCGGGTTCGATTTCGAAATCACACATCTAAACGGGCGAATATTCAAACTCGCGAATAAGCCCGGCAATGTTATTAAACCGGGTAATATCAAAACAATACCTGGTTTGGGGTTAGAAAAAGGCGGCGAATCCGGAGTTCTTAAAATCAAATTCAATATCGAGTTTCCCGATACACTCACCGCCGAGCAAATTCAGGTGCTTCAACAGGGTCTGTAAGCATATTCGTTAAATCTCGATAAATTTCACATTTGAGTAACCCGAATATAGTGTTGCCCCGTATATCGCATAAAGCCCATCGCTGCCGGTTTCGACACCATTGATACGAGGATACAAACGTATCTTCACACCATACGCAAGAACGGCAAAGCGACATATTACCGTGAAACTCTGAGTTCCACGCACCGTCGCAGAAGTTGTTATCAAACGCTGATTTGTTGTAACAAACGAAGGATTCGCACTAATATTGAATGAAAGATCCGCAATACCGTTAGTTACATCAAATACGTTATACCAGTTTGACCCAGAACCGGGAGAGTTCGACGGAGGAGTATATTCGATAACACACTCATAATAATCGGCATTTCCGTTGTAGTCAGGATAATCAAAAAATACGACAAGACCATTCAAGCCGCCGGATATTGTGCTCGAACGCGAACCAACCCTTAAATTAGGCGTGCTAGGTTTATATGGATACAGTGAAGGATACACACTACTATTGAATGAATCGGTGATGGGTATGTTATTAACCACCGACATGTAAGTATATCCAGAAAACGCTCTCGCACCATTATATTCATTTACGATTACGGTGCGAATACGAAATTGAACAGGTTCCTCATTTACGCCACTTATATTTGAATATACGGCTTGATATCCGCCGACGCCACCATTTTCAGCAGTCGGAATGAAAATCTCATTCGATATATCTCGCCAATTTCGTAAAACGATGTTGGCCGAAGATATATCTCGGCGTTCTAGTGTAAAATATTTGTATCGATAATACGGATTGGTGATATCGGTTTTATAATAGTTCGGGTCATTCGAAAAATCCGGTAAATTCCACTTCAAAGTGACATTGCCATTATACCCTTGTGCAGATAACGTTAATGGAGCAAGTGGTATTCGAAACGGTATAATATAGGTGCCTTCCGGGTTGATATTCTGGTAAGGAGCAGGTATAAATTTAGTTTCATTTTGATTATTTATGAATGTTTGAACGGGACTTACTGTAATTTCATAACCACGACCCGCCTTTAAATATAGTTGAGCATTCGACGCGTCAATATCTTCTTGTAATGACGATGGAATTGTGTAAGTGACAACGCCTCCTAATTGTTCAAGGTTTGGCGTCAATATCGAACGAAACTTGCCATCTGACTGTAATATTGATTGATACTCTGTTGGGAAGATATTTTCTTGCGTGTATTCATTTGGAATTATAATATTGATATAATATTTAGGCTGAGATGAATACTTCCATTGAAGCACAACTTTACCGCCTTGATTAGTGGGTATCAAAGAATAACTCATATCTCTAACTGGGTCCTTTAGGTCAGTTCCCATTGTAAATTCAACCTGACTTGGAGCTCTTCCGTAACTAGAAGAAATGTCTCTTATAGCATCCGGAAAGAAATCATTTATGTTGAACGGCGTTACTGTAAATAAATATTTTTTACCATTTACAAATGGAGAATATATATTGCTTCTCAACGTCACGGTAAATTCGGTCGGTAAGCCTGAAAATGTGCGAACAGGAGCAATCCCATTAATTATCATCTGACCCGAATAAAAAATAAACCGATAATCGCTTCTGGAAATATTACTGATAGTATAATCTAGATTCAAATAATAGCCATCACCGTTACTAGCATCAATACGAATCATAGTAGGCGGTGACTGTGTTTTCAAATTTACGATTTTGTATGGCGTATTTTCGCCGACAATGACATTCCCGGTATTATAATTAATATAATTATAAACAGGATTTGTGGGATCCGTGGGGGTCGAAAGAATGTTATTCGTTACGATATATGTTGCGGAAATATCAAAGAGATTAGAAATATCCATTGAGCGATTACTACTGTTATGTTCAAGTTGGCCACGTATCGAGAGATGAAACGACGACTGAATACCAGCGTCCCATGCAAAACCACCGGTATCTTGTGTATAATACCATTTCAACTGAATGTTTGAAATATCGAACGCGTTTTGTCTCAGTAACGCACTTTTGTAAGAGAATGTTTTACTCGTATTCGTATAGGTTAAAATAATATTTTTTGATATATCAATTACGTTAATATCGTTTAAAAACCGGTCAGTTTCCGTGATAGTAATTGGACGCGGATTTATCACAAACGGTGTCAATTCATTACGTAATGTATTCAAATTTGTTATTTCGGTGGGAGACAAAAGCGAATATCTTTTAACACTGGAATAAAGCCTACGAAAATCGTCGAATGGATAACCACGAACACCTCGTTCAGAATCACTATAAAATCCTGCTTCAATACTATTTTGTACATAACGCGTCTTATTAATATATCTATCTTGCTCACCTGTAACTGTGACAACTTCTTCATAATCGATAATATAGTTCAAAATCGGCGAACCGGCGTCATCTTGGGGTATTCTCCATGTAATAATCGCGATTTGGTTTCCAATAATGGGAGTCCCGATAAATCGAATCGGCGAATTGGCTGGACGTGCGAATGGAATACCGGTCAACACCTGTGAATATAATGAACGCCCGAGTTCATTTACACCAGCTAATCGAAAATAATATTTGAAACCGTTGATGAGCGGTCCCGATATTGGCGTATTTAAATTTAAGCTCGTATTGATATATTGTTGTGCCTGGACCGTTTTATAAGTATAGGTTGATACAGTTTGGTCGTATTCAGTTCTGTTTTGGTCGTTTACATTTACATTTATATCATCGAACGTCTCGAATTGTAGCAAGTTACTAGAAACATCTGGTGTATATTCCACCGATGTCACCCAGCGACCAGATATATCAAATGCTGTTTGTATTACAAAATATTGTATTTCGTAACCGGTAAATGCCGGTTTTTCCCAGTAAATATTTACACGATTCGACGTTCGCTCGGATTCAATCGTTAATGTATCTGCACCAAGACTATTGACACGATTCACAATCTGATTTGGCACTGAACCGCATCGCCGAGTGAATAATGTCGAAAACGTGCTTGGACCCACTATATTATAAGATGAAATACGATATGAATAATAGACGCCATTTGTCAGATTAAAAAACGAATACCTAGGAACCAACTGAGTATAAGAATCAACGATGTCATATAGTGTATTGGTGGAACTGTCCAACGCATACGACTCTGGCAACGTGGGGTCTGGACCACCAAATCGATACACTTGATATGGAGTGAATGTTTGTGACAACATTTTCACTTGAAACGAATCCGCCTGAGAAGTCATTGTCTTAAAATAAGTATTATAACTTGGGTCGGTTATTGTGAGTTGAAATAAGAAAACGAATTGAGTATGTGAATGGTCTAGGGCGGGTGAAAAGGGCGGAAAATTGGACACACCGCTAATATCGAATGTTCGTGAAACAATACTGAAGGATAAATCTGGGGAGGACGAGAGCGAGGAGGCAGTTGTGGCAGCGGCGGTTGCGGCAATTTTCGCATAATTCGCCGTATCACTCAACGAGATGTCGAATAACATGCGCATATGATAAGAAGCGTCAGAGACGTTCGTCAAAAAATCTTTCACATTCGTAGTATTGTAACTGTTGTCGCTTATGAGTGCGGTTGTTTTCATGTAGGGGCGAGAGAAGCCCCGAATACGCAAATGAAAGGGAATATTTAAATTTGCGGAGAGGTCGGCCTGCGGGTTTTCGCTGGTTCGAGGAATCGGCAAATAAGAAATATCCGTAGCGAGTTTCGAGAGATTGGCCAAATAGTTCCATGAGAATGACCATGTTGCTTTTCCATAATCCTCCATCGAACGTGTCATTTTGGGCATGTAATACAATATACCTCCACTGGAGTCGTTTTCCACGACGACGGGTGCCGACAACGACGGTGCGTTAAAGGTTGAAACAGAGAATCCGACGCCAACCGTGCTTAACCCCTGACCCAGTATTTGAGTTGTGAAATCTCTCGAAATCGGAAAACGAAACGGTGCAATACGCAGACTTTTTACGATAATACTATACTCGCGGTCCGCGACATTTGATGACGGTGAATTTATTGAAGAATATGTATTATTCGATATACTTACTCGGCCGGAAATCACATCGCTGGGTTTTAGATATTTAAGGTCGCGGCTAGCTGTGGTTGTATCCGTGGATAATATACCGGGAAATGTTATCGGAAAGATATCCACCATAGATTTACCGTTGTTTTGCGGCATTGGACCGAAGCAATTTACGAGAGAATCGTATGTTCGCGATGTATTCAATATTAAATCGACGCGTTTATCGCCGGGATTTATGCTGGCTTCCTTATAAATCGATATTGTCATTGTGGTCGTTGATACTGAGTTCCGAAATAAGTCAATGATAGGTCGGTCATTATGATATTCCCATGTCACTTCAACTTCACCATAATATCCCAAATCAAAGAAATTCGACCTAGAATGCACCGACGATTGAGTTGTTGCGATATTGAATATTTTGTTCGCAGAATTGATATCAATGCCAGTATATAACCCCCCAGCCGATATGATTTGAGTGTAGTATGGAAGAGGCAATGCATATGAATGATAAGATGGATTGATAGGACTTGTAACAGTTGGGTCTAATATAGTGCTGACTGCGGGGCCTGGCGAACTCGGCGATACTCGTTCTTCTGAATAAAAGAAGTAATTTTTAATTGTAGAACCATTTTCGGATGGGATAATCCATGACAAATCATTACGGTTCTGAAATCCAACTCGAACAATACTGGTTAATACATCGAATGTTGCGACCGCTGAACCCGGTATAAAATTAACGCTAAGGTCGCTTTGAGAGGCACGAATCTGTGCACGACCTACTCGTAATAATGTGACCCTGCGGCCTAATAACGAAATTATATTGGGTGTTAGCACTTCATAGACAATACTGGACGGGTTATTTGTTACGGGGTCAATCAAATTAAAAGAACCATCACCCCATTCTTTGGGGGAAATGACGAAATCTGAAATGACTGTTTGAACCTGACTAACAGTAAAACTCGAAGTGATTTGAGCACTTGTATATCCGGTTGTCGCTGATTGTGTTGCGGTAATCGTGGTTTGTCCGCTATTTCGAATTGTCACGGTCCTCCCTGAGATATCCGCAACAGTAGGACTACTGCTAGTAAATGTGAATATTGCATCTGGGCTCGAATTATTTGAGGAGGGGTCGATGAGTTGAAATGAAGCATCGCCGTATCTGCGAGGTGTAATCGAAAAATTCGATAATGTAGGTGTAATCGTCGTCATCTGAATGACTGTTATGATTATTATTATGAATATACATAATAATAATATTGTAAAGACGCGATTTCATTCCACCACGCCACGTTCCTTCGTCGGCGATTCTATTCCATTCCATTCCATTCTATTCCATTCTATTCCATTCCATTTCAACCGCTTCGTTCTTCCGTAATGAGCGATGGAATTGTTCTTGGACGAACAACCCTATCAATTATCTGGTTTTCATATATTTCTTTAATTGCATTAATACCTGTAATTTCTTGATGCAACTTAAAATGGTTGACTGTATTCGTAAAACCCACCAAATTTTCAGCATATACCTTGACGACATAACTATTCATTCTTGAATCCGGGCGTTGTGTCACATTATTACTTAATCCGATAACTATTGCTTGAAACGATACCGAAGAACTTCCATCATTAAATACGATACTATTGTTATATTCGAAGGTTTGACGTTGAGAATACCCAGTTTCACTTGGAGCAATATCATACTCAACAATAAACCGTAAAATACCCTCTGCATTCTGTAAGTCAGTGCTCCTCCATGTAATAAGTAGCTTACTCTCCAAATTCGCATATTCAACCCCTGATAATTTCGATGGAACCTGCCCGATAATCACCGGACGTTGTAAATATGGACTATTCGAAGCGATAACCTTCCTCAAACCGATGATTCGTCGCCGTGCGATATCCTGTGTTACAGCCGCAACCCGAAACACATATGCGGTATTATTTAATAATCCGCGTAATGTATAAGAACGAGCCATCGAATTTGTAAATAATCCATTCGTAGGCGAAGACAGTTTCTCCCATAATACGTCATCTACTAAAATGTTTTTCAAATCTTGATTCGTATTTGTTATGGTTGTCAAATCCGATAATACACCAATAATGTTGGCCGACCCCACTTCCGCGACGGTATAAAGAGTGTATAATTTGTATTCAATATAATAACCCACGATAGGGGCTTCCGGCTCGATTGTTTCTGGGTCATCCCATTCGAGAGTAATCAATCCGGTATCTATTGAAGATGTTACGTTGCGAATTACATCTGACGGGAAAAATGGAACGCCGCGAACTGTATTAAATCTCGTGGAATACCCAAAGCTATTTCTGGAATAGACACGGTATTCATATTCAAAACCGTTGAAAACGATTTCATAGTTGTCTTCGTAAAATGGTCCTTGTAGATTATCGAATACGATTGACGGAACGGTAGAAACAATCACAACACCATTGACACGATTAATATCGTATCTCTCAATCCGATAATCTAAAATTGGCACTCCTCCGGTAAAATCCAAACTTGGCGGCCTAGTGTCCCAATCAAAATAAAGCCGCACCAAGCGGTCGGCACTATTTGCTCTAAAAATAGGTGGTGGATTCGGCAATTTACCGGGAACACATGAAACGAGTGAGAGATTTGTCGTTGTTGCTTCTGTATATTGACTTGTATCACCGGAAGAATCGACCACACAGTATCGAACATAATATCGTCGACCATTGACAACATTGCGACTAATATCGATGATGTATTCAAATGTGTTTGTATTTGAACCGACACTTGTTCTATCATATTGTATCGTATATTCTGGGTAATGTGCGGTTTGAGGTGTGTTCAGCGTGAGTGGCGGATAATACCAACATTCTTTATCATCAGTATATTGAATACGATACGACCATCCAGAATAAGCATTCGCCCCTGTGCTTCCGCTTCCTACACCGCGATACTGTCGCCATCGAAATCGAATGGATGAATCTCTCGGTTCTATGCCGACAATACCCCCGTTATCAGGAATCGGATAGGTTGATAATGTTGGAGCGACAACCCGTGCTACATTGACCGCATCACTATTTGAAAAAAGCGGAATATTGAATGACAAATCAGACGGTAAAGATAACCCGTAAATGTTGGCCGAGAATACCTGAAAACGATAGATGCCGCTTTGAAATCCGACTGTGCCGGTAGGTGGTGTTATCTGTTTTCGTATATAATTAGCCTTGACTCCAATCGTATTGAGTGAGATATTTCCAGATATGTCTAAACTATATTCGTTGGGTTGAACACTAAATGTAGAACTGTATGAAACGTCGGTCATCGTGCTGCCGCCGCCATTAAGCCGTGTATATTTTGCCGTAAATGTAAGTGTTTTGTTACCATTTTGTGTGAGTGCTGGCGTGAATTCAATACCGATATATTGTGGTGTGATGTCACTGGTTCCATTACCAGCAGTTGTAGGATGATACGACCTACGCACAATTTGACACGGTGATGGCGGCGAACCAGGTATTACACTAATCGTCGCTGAATGCGGGCTTTCGCCAAACCGATTTTTCGCTACGACCCAAAAATCATAACTAACACTGTTGGTTAGCCCCACAATCACAGCGGTTGGAAAAAAAACTAACATTTCGTTCAATACATGGGTAGTAGGTGCACCGGTAAGTTTATAACGCACAATATAGGAATCCACGAGAATTTTATCGGAATTCGGGGGTATCGACCATTCTAAACGGGCAGACTGATGTAAAGGGACTCCTGTCACCGATACAATACGTTCTGGTGCACCGAGTGTAGTGTATAGAGGAGTGCAATCGCTTAAATATACAATTGAAGATGACATACTCTTATTATACGAACTCTTATTATACGAACTCTTATTATGAATTCTTATAATACTTACGGCGATTATAAGAATCGATTATGCCACGCTGATTCCACCCGCGAGTTCCGGTCACTTAATTAATCCGCCTAGTGCTAATATCAGCAGCAACAATATATATAGAATTCGCGGTCACAATAATGTATTCTGTATCCACCTTAAAAATCTTTGCGATCGGGCTAGTGTATTCATCTTCGCTCTTCACCAACAGTTTTTCGTTATTCGAACGAACTCCAATCAAACATGTTTTCTCTAACGAGCTTGTCCAGTAATCCAAAATAATAGGCTTATCTTCCAAAATGGCGACCTTTGTAGCATGCTGAAAACACGCATAGGTTGGAACACGGCTAATTTGCTGGCTCCCGCTGCCACTGTCTTGCGAAACAACTGAAGTTGATGAAGCAGCAACGCTTCCTCCATTTTGCGTGGATGACATATTAAAAATAACTCGTATATAGAATACTCAATTTTAAAATCTTTATATTCTTTACGAACGAATGTTGCCTAAAGCATTGATACATCACTGGAGGCGGGGGGGTCATAATACCTAATATTCGCCACTTGTAACCGTTTTTTTCGAGTGTTTGTTGCCGCACTACTGGCACAGGCCGCTCCAATACCACCCACAACAACGGTTGGGATGTCACCCATTTGAATCCCGGAGTATTCTGTTGTCAGAACCGAACATATGAACCGATATATCACCATGAGTATGTCTTCATTACATTTCCCTACAATCAATATACTTCCTGTTCTAAATATCATGAATGATACTTCGTAATAAAGAGCGTGTTCCATCGATACGGGTTGTTGTCCCGTTTGTTCAGCGACTGGTTTCGATGGAATATAATAGAACTTGCTTTGAATACCTGGATATGAGCACGAGTCGTAATTACAGTTCATGCGGTATTTGTATTTCAACAATTGAAAGAGTCTGTCTCTGTCAATATAAAACCCGCAGTTGAAGTTAGAATTGATGAGTGCGGTTTCACAACGGTTTGGCATAAATTCCAAATCATTTCCCAAAAGCGGTCGTAAAACCGTAACGAGCAATTGAAGCACATGTGTAAGTGTCGTGTCCTCTTGAATGCCTGGTATTTCTAATTTGCCGGTATTGAAGACTTTTACATGCATTTCTTTATAAAGCACATCGTCTTCGGGTGCTCTATCTTCTATGGGAGCGATACCGCCGTTAATCCGAAGAATGAGAACAAAGCAGTTGAAGAATGCTCGTTTCTTTTTCGCGTTATTTCCTTGAAGGTCTTTTTTACATAACCCGATGCTTACCTTACGCTGGTCCTTGTATGGAATCCGCCCATTCGGGTTTTCAATATGTTCAATGACGAACTCATCATAACAACGAGGCTGATTTTCAAGTTTTTCCTTGATGGACGCGATAAATGTGGGGTCGGTTGTTTGAAACTTGATTTGTTTTTTGATGACACCCTCCTTGCGTTCGTAATAATGTTGAACAGGAACGTCCCAGAATGCGTTATAAATATTGACCGGTTTATTCAAGTAGGCGATTTTGGTCTTGGTCGAGATATAGATTGGAGAGATGGACGGATGGAAGCCTATCGACGACGACGTTCCATTCACACTTTCGATTCCGATATCTGTTGTCATACTTTTACCGTCATCTAAAAACGTATATGTTCGTCGTTGTGCCTTTTTCGAAATACATGATTTCTTGATAGCGGATATTTTCGATGCGGTTGTCTCTTTCGTTTGTTGCGGAACAGCGGCAGCGGCAGCGGCAGCGGCAACAGAAACAGCAATATCTTCTATTCCAACATCAGAACGTTCGTCTTCTCCTCCACTAGACTCATCTGCGTTATCGCAATTTTGTTGGCGTGATATACGTGTCATAAATTTCATCCATTCTGTATCAAGTTCGGACATGTTTATTCTTAATGCGGTCGGTCTCGTCGTGAGTGTGTAATAGTATAAACAGTAGCATTTTATTTCAATTATTTGTGAGTGATAGACATGAAATACTTTTACGGCTTCTTTTTCATAACCTTAATTAGTCGTTTTTTTACAGGTATTATCACTCCCACGCTTTCCTCATCCGCGTTATTTCTATGTTTAAAATATTCCCTGAATTTGAGTATAAAATAATTGATAATGTATTCAGTGCGTATATGATGAAGATGAATAATGTGCTCGATACTATGAAGGAATTCGGTTGTAACGAATTCATGGGTTCGATGACGAACAATATAATATAAAAATTGTTTAATGATTGTTCGTGGGTCCATATAGTATTTGGAACTAATCTCTCTAAAATAAGATAAAATAACGTCATCGCTTCCACACGATGACGTCGTGGTTATAGTTGTCGGTGCTTTAAATAACTCTACAAGACGATTCCATACATTATGTGTAATGACGTGTAGGTTTTGAAGATTGTCCTGATTTGTCTGTATATAGTTAATCATACTTCGAATATCAGAATGAAATTGTTGTTGTATTGCGACTAGATTATCATCCGACAAATTGAGTTGTTCGTTATCGCGTATTTTACACAAAAACGTAAATATATCCGCCTGAGGCAGTTGATTGAATCGCATACGCACAAATTCTGTTTGTAATGACTCATCTATCCGAGATACATAATTACATATCAAGCAAAACCGAACATTATTATCTGTATAACTTGTGAGTAAATAACGAAGTGCGATTTGTGCGTTCGTTGTCATATAATCAACTTCATCCAATATAACGAACTTAATTCCGTTGCCAAACATAGACTTTGTGCTAACAAAACTGTTTATTTGATTACGAATGATATCGATTCCGCGTTCATCTGATGCGTTCAAATGAATCATCAAGCCGTGATTCTGCATATTCAGTTTGGATTGATACGCAGTAACCAGATTAATTATTGTCGTGGTTTTTCCTGTGCCTGGTGGTCCATAGAATAAAAGATTTGGAAAGTAGTTTGTTTTTAGGATGTTGGAAAGAATAGTCCGATTCATCGGTTCAAGGACGATTTCATCAAAACACGACGGTCTATACTTTTCAACCCAAGGCATCGCATGATTCGCCGACATCTTTTCATATAATCAATAAATTATGTTTATGTGTTTATTTTTATGAGTGTGGGAAAAGGAATCAAAACCCATAGAATTGAAGTATAATACGCGTAAATATGGATATATACAACTCTTCAACTATTGTATAACAAGTCACCTTCTGTCCCTCTACCCCTAATTTTAGATGTCATCGGCACCAACTCACGGATATTTAGAACTGATTCTTGGTTCTATGTTTTCAGGAAAGACCTCTTATTTACTCGAGGTGTATAAGAAGTGTATGTTTTGTAATATTCCTGTTGCGGTCATCAATTATGCCGCCGACAATCGTTATACGACCGAATCGATGTTATCAACGCATGACAAGCAAATGATACCGTGTATTTTAGCGTCGTCAATCCGAGAGGCAGTTGAAGACAATACGGATGCGATTCACCGTGCTGAAACCATTCTCATCAACGAAGGTCAATTCTTTCCGGACATTGAAGACCAGGTAAAGCGGCTTGTAGAACATGCAAATAAACGTGTATATATTTGCGGCTTAGACGGCGATTTCGAGAGAAAACCACTGGGTTCACTTTTACAACTCATTCCATTCAGTGACAACGTCTTGAAATTAAAATCACTTTGTAGCTTGTGTCGTGATGGAACGCCTGGTGTGTTTAGTTTCAGGACTACAAATGAAAAAAATCAAGTGGTCATAGGGTCGTCAAATTACATACCATTGTGTCGCGGATGTTATGAAAAAGAGGCACGGAAGAAGGCGGGTGTGGCGGAATAAACGGAGGAGGGAGGGAGGGAGACTCTAAATAAATACTATTTTTATCCTTTTAAGTTCTTTTTATTTCCCAAGCCGCCGGCAAAAGGGTATAAACATAAATTGCGATAAATCATATATTACGGTTCGCGATCTCCATGCCTACTTTTTCATTTCCGACTGCGACTACGACTACGACTACGACTGCGAAGCAAGCGAGAGGTGCGGCAAAAAAAAAGAAAATGAAGCAAGCAGATGAAGTGAACGAGGATGAAGTGAAGCATGTCGATGAGGAATACTCGGTATTATCAAATGATGCCGAACACGACGCCGAACACGACGCCGAAGACGTCGCTGAAGATGAATACAAAAACGACCCCGAAGATGTCCGTCGAGACCCTACGTTTCCAGATGTGGTAATATTGAAACAAACGGATAAAAATTATATCGTAAAGCATAATCATTACACAGTGCCAGTTAAACATACAGCGAATATTCGTGATAATACCATATTGGGCGAAGGCAATGGAGAGGTAGGCAGCGGACTCGGACAAACAGCAATTATCGCACAACAAGCAATTCATTCTACTGACCTCGTATCTCCGAACCAGATCTACAAAGGTCAAATCAATAAAAAGCGTGGTAGAAAACCCAAAGCCGGACTTATTTTGAATTCAAACACTGGTATGTATGATACATCAGAAGTGCCGAATATTATATTACATCTGAAATGCCATTTATCTGATTTGAAGTCAAATGAATCGATTTCGAATTTCGATTATACTCCGTCGATAAGCGAAGTTGAATCCTATAATTTATCGTCGAATTCATTAAAGTCGTGTGAAATCGCACATTCATATAAAACGGTTACAAATGACAATGACGATTACCATGACAATGACGTTGACGACGACAATTATAATGAGAATGATAAACATCATATAGAACCACTAGTGCTGAATGAAATGAACTCGGTTGTAAAAACCACAAGGTCAAATGCGACGGCGACCACGACGACGACCACGACGACGACCACGGCGACGACCACGGCGATACCGACAGCATCATCAACAATCTCTACCAAAAAACATGCCACAGAAGCCAACATTCACGTGATTAACGAGCGTCACCAAAAAGAAATCATGAAAAAAATAAATAGACTGAAGTATTCATTTCATAATGGAGAAACGATACAAATGAAACTGAATCATAAATGTGCGTGTTTTTGGGATACATGCGAGTTCGATGGACCGATTTATTACACACCGATTATGGTCGTAAATGGGGTATTTCACGTAAGCGGATGTTATTGTTCACCTGAATGTGCACTTGCGTCGTTATTAAAAGAGCAGATGGATACATCAACAAAGTTTGAACGTATTCATCTCCTCCATTTATTGTATGGAAATTCGAACAGCACAGGCTTTAAACCAGCCCCTAACCCGAACTATCTTCTCGATAAATATTACGGAAATTTAACAATCGACGAGTTTCGGTCATTACTCAAAGGACCGCAAATGATTCATGTTGTAAATAAGCCACTCACACATATTCTTCCAGAATTATACGAAGATAATAATGATTTTCTTGTGAATAGTAAAGTAATACCGACAAATACACTTAAGTTGAAGAAACGATACAAAACTACATTAGTTCAACATATTGGTGGAGGTGTAGATTGAAATATTATCTTGTCGTAGTATATGATATACTACTACATGGCGATGGATTCGAAAGAAGAAAAAGATAATATTGTGTTATATATCAAAAAAAACAAACATGCGACGTATCCCACGAAATATGGATTGGAGTTTCAGTGTGTTGAATTGATACGCCGATTTTTTACGATTCATAAAGGTCTGACATTTCCTGATGTAGTGGATGCGACGGATTTTTTCAAAAGGATTACGCATTTCAACACGACGACGAAGACAAATGCGAATGCGAAGACAGTCCCATTAGAAACATTTGCATATCCATACTCACTCACTCCATTACACTATTTACGACCGGGAAGTATTTTATTTTGGAAATACAAGAAAACCGAATATCCGTATGGTCATGTTGCCATAATATGGAAAAATGACCCAACGCTAAATGAAACATATATCGTTCAACAAAATCTGAATCCGCCAATAAAACGAATCAATACTTCTGTGCTGTTTTCGAAGATGAACCGTTCAGATAGTAAATACGCCGGTGTAAAATTACTTCCGCGCGAATATTTGACAGGGATTCAGTCGCTGGATTGTGTCGTTCATCGATTATAGTTTTGATGCCGAGACCTCTGTGTCAGTAGTCGCGGTCGCCTCTGCTGCTGCTGCTGCTGCTGCTGCTGCTGCTGCTTTTTTTCTCTCGAGAACCTCATTATATATCTTCGTCATTTCCTGTCGACGATAATACTCTTGAGATGATTTATCCATGAAGTTTCGTATTTCCGCAAATCGCATTTGGTTTGTGCTTGTCGCCGCTGCCATGGCTGACGATGTCGAAGAATCTGCACGCATATATTCGCGAATCACCCGCTTTAAATCATAGTTTGTATGTTCTAAAGCCGCTTTCACTTGTTCTTCTGTCATATCGGTTTGGGACATAATCACGCGTGTCATCGTGTCGATTACCGCGGGAGATGGAACTGGCGCATTACTCGACGCCGAACTTTGTTGTTCAGACATTATAGACTACTACGTATCTAAAACTTTATATACTTTACATTTGGATACTTTTTTAGGATTTTAACAGAAAATTGAAATAAACACATTAGAATATAAAGATTACAACACAGTCAAACATAATGACCGAACCTGTTTCTTCGTCCTCGTCTTCGTCTTCGTCTTCGTCTTCGTCTTCGGTAAATGACACCGGCCGCGGCGGAATGACAATCGATATTCGTCCAATGATCGAGGATGTATCGCAGGTGATGACGAAGCATATCACAAATATATTATCAGGAGTCATCGGGGAATATACTGTTTATAAAGAAACCCACGATACGATTATGGGATTGCCATGTGTTCGTAGATTACAAGAACGTATCAACGAATTGGAAATGCCGCGCGACAATACTGTTGCTACGGCTGAATGCGGCGGTGGTGGCGGAGTTGGCAGCAGTGCACCGTCACGCGAGGATGAAATTCATCAGCTTCAATCAGCAATCGCGGAGCTGAACCGTTACATCGTTGCCCTAGAATCAAAGGTTGATATGAAGACGGTTTATTCACCGCCATCAGTGGCGGGGTCAACAACACATAATGAAGAAGAATCGATTAGACTGGAAATTCATGAAAATACGTTCGAAACTATGAATCACGAAAGCGAGTTTGTTGTTCCTTGCTCGAATAGCAAGAATGTAATCATAACTTCTTCAACGATTCCCGAAGAACCAGAAGATGATACAACAACGGAAGACCTAGCTGCTGGTGGTGATGACGCGGAAGCGGATGCTGTAGTCGAGGAGGAGGAAGCCGCCGAGGAGGAAGAAGAAGCAGAAGAGGACACGGAAGCGGATGCTGTAGTCGAGGCAGAGGAGGAGGCAGAAGAAGCCGAAGCAGATGAAGAAGAAGCAGAAGAGGACACGGAAGCGGATGCTGTAGTCGAGGCAGAGGAAGCCGAGGAGGACACGGAAGCGGATGCTGTAGTCGAGGCAGAGGAAGCCGAGGAGGACACGGAAGCGGATGC